TTCTTCCAATAATGATGCCGTTACGGTCACGAGAACAGTGGAGGTTTTAGCAGCCGCTAACTTCTTAGAAGACTTAAGCAGCATTACCCTACATGGTCTTGCAACTATCTCTTCAGGCATATTCTCGAGAAACAAAACCGGCACTGGTGGAGTACATGGTGCGAATTTCAATTTAGAAGATGAAAACATTGTTGCCTTTAATTCAGATGGTACTCGAGTTGATGAAGAACTTACTGTTTCTTTTTGGTTTAGACCTGATGAGGCGTGGGCCGATAATTGGTACTACATTGGTGGACACACACGAGGCACTGGTACTGAATTTAGACTGGCTGTTCGCGACAATGCTGGATTTCTTGAGTTTCGAAGCATCTTTTTTAGCGGAACTCAATACAAAAACTCCCCTAGCACCAGTGCATTGAATACGGGTGAGTGGTATCACCTTGCCGTAACATATTCTGCAAATGGTTCAAATCATGATTTAAAGATGTTTGTAAATGGAGAAAAGGTAGAAGAAGATTTGAACTTAACCGGTAATCTCATGAAGATGACGAATGCAACCAAAGATTTTGCACTCGGAGGATACACCTCTGGTGACAGCGTTGGTGGAAACTCTCTTAATCACTCTTCTGATTCATGGCAGATTGCTTCTGGGACAGCCTTGACAGAATCACAAGTTGCAGCCATTTATAATCAAAGCGATCGACTGATGACTATTGCAACCGCAGCAACGCTTCATTTCTCAGCAGACCTTGAAGAACAAGGAGTTCTAAGTGGAAATGCTTCCCTTGTTAACGGCGTTCTAGTCTCATCAGCAATAGGTGATTATACATCAATGTCAAACACCGCTGCTTTCAAAAGCAATGATTATCAAACCATTTCATTTTGGTTTAGATCGACTTACACTCCAGCCAACAGTGTTTGGATGAGATTCATTCACACTCACGTCATCGGCGGTGGGGTAAACGGTTTCTTCATTGAAATGAGGTCTCCAAGGCATATTCACTTCAAAGGAGCTTCTCAAGGTCTCCCAGGAAATAGCAATCCAGCAGCCATTTCCCCTTATGATTTGAATGATGGTGAGTGGCATCAAATCACACTTTCTTGGGAAGACTTGGGAATCGAGAAACTAAGAATCTGGGTCGATGGTGCTCCAATGACTGTCCTAGATGAGGCACTTGTCGGCTCTGGTAATGACAACAAAAATACATTGTACATTGGAGCTAAGCAATTTAATAGCCCAATGGAGATGGATAAAGTTGGAATCACTGAAGAGTTTATCGATGATGCAGAGGCATTGGCTAGATATAATTCTGAAGCACAGACACTAGCGCCATAACTGAACGTTTTTCAACAAACAGTGGAGTGTTGAAATAATCACTCCATCTTCCAACAAACAAACTATTTAATAACAAAAGGAACTCAAAACAATGGCTAAAATCGCAAGAACACCATTTAACGCTGCTCGATGGCTTACAAAGAACATCTCGGCTTCATCACAAATCTCAAGCAAGCTTACCGGCTATTGTTTATTTGTAACTGCTGATACTGCAGTTGTCGATCTTACAGTTAACTACGCCGATAAAGGATCTTACATGAAAATCATCTTAGCTGATGATTCATCTTATGATGTAAATTTAATTCTACCAGCAATGGAAGGTGTTGCAATCTACGATGATAGCGGAGTCGGCATTGTGTCCCTCGGAGATTCCGACGAAACAACACTGACACTGCCCACTGGTGCAACTGCTGGATCTTACATCGATTTGATTTGCGATGGAGACAAGTGGTATGTTCAAGCAATGACTCACGGCGTAACGTGGTCACAATCAGTTTAAAAAATTAGGAGAATAACATGGCTAGTAATAGAAAGAAGATGAAAAGAAGAATGATTAGAGAGCGAGCTCTTGCTGCAAAAGCACGATCTAATCAAGTAAAAGAAGTTGCTGAAAAAGTAATGGAAAAGATTGCTGAAGTTGCAACTGAAGTAAAAGAAGAAGTTGCCGAAGCAGCAGAATTGGTCGCAGAGAAGATCGAAGAAGTAAAAGAAGAAATTGTAGAGGCTGCAGAGGAAGCCAAGGCGGTAACCGAAGACGTTATCGAAGAAGCGCTGGAAGCTGTTGAAGAAGTGAAAGAGAAGAAAGCAAAGCGCAAGACAACAAAGAAGAAGTCAACTAAAAAATCCTCAAAGAAAAAAGATTAAGTTTGTTTCATTAACCTCCTTTCCCTCGAACACTTGGTGCTCGGGGGTTTCCTTTTATTTTGACTATTTAGTAAGACGGAGGATTTACTATGGCATTCCCAACATTAACACCGGCATCAACGACATCGGCCATCACATTACCAGAAGATGGAGTTGAAGCAGATGTTGTATCAACACTAGCGATTGGTTTCTACTCAACTGATGCATTTTTATCTGGTGCTGCTTCTCAAGTAGCCTATACTCACAAGCGACTTGGTGGAGATGTCTTAGACATCGAATTGACCGCCAAGAACGTCTATAACCACTACGAGGAAGCATGTTTAGAATATTCTTACATAGTTAACCTTCACCAAGCTAGAAACGCCTTAGGGAGCGCCCTAGGCTCTCCTACAGGGTCGTTTGATGAGAAGGGTGCACTCACTGATGGTGAAAACATTGCTTTAAAATATCCAAAGTTTCAATTCGACTATGCATTTAAGATCGCAGACAAGTTCTCAACTGAATCAGTTGTGGGTGGAACTACTCCAATCTATTCTGCATCATTTGACATTACCGCTCTACAGCAAGACTACGATCTTCAAGAGATTGTTGAAGACCTTTCCGCTGCAGATCCTACGCTTCCATTTGCAGATGCAATAGGAGACGGAGATAAGAAATATAGAATTAAGATTCGTCAGATGTACTATGTAACTCCTCGACAGATGTGGAGATTTTATGGCTACTATGGTGGCTTAAACGTCGTTGGTAACTTCCACAACTACGGACAGTATGCTGATGGCTCTACGTTCGAAGTCGTCCCTGCGTGGCAGAATAAGCTGCAAGCAATGGCTTATGAAGACCACCTTTACACGAGAACATCTCATTATTCTTACGAGATTATCGACAACAAGCTCAGATTATATCCAATGCCCGATAGTGTTACATGTAAGACTTTCTGGTTTAGATTCTCAATTGATGGCGGAAACCAAGCATTTGAAGAAGGAGAGTATGACTCCGGACTCAATGGTGTCAATAACATGAACACAATGCCGATGGAGAACCTTCCTTACGAAAGCATTAACTCAATTGGTAAACAATGGATTCGACGATTCTCGTTGGCTCTTTCAAAAGAGACTCTCGGACAAATCCGAGGAAAGTTTGGAGGCAATGTTCCAATTCCTGGAGACAACATCCAACTTAATGCATCAGACCTTTTGTCTCAAGCATCTGCAGAGCAGACAGCTTTACGTGAAGAACTCAATAAGCAACTTGATGAGATGCTTTATGCTAAATTGGCAGAGACCGATAAAGCAATGGTTGAAAACGCGGACGCAATTGTAAGCAAGACGCCGTTAAAGATCTTCGTGGGGTAACATAGATGTCAGAATGGGAAAGACCAACTCAACCACCATCTCCAATGTTCTTTGGAGAGAAAGAAAAGAACCTTGTCAAACAAATAAATGATGAGATTATCGAGAGAGTTGTCGGTCAACAAGTACTTTACTTTCCAATAGATGTGAATTCGACAGATTTCCACCCTATTTATGGAGAAGCAATCGAGAAAAACTTCTTGCATCCAATTAGAGTCTTTGCTTTAGTTGAATTTCAAGGGGTCGAGACTTCGGACATGGAAAACATTGCTCTAGATAAGGCGACGAAGATCAAAGTCAACTTCCACAAGAGAAGATTGACAGAAGATCAAAACTTATTTGTTAGAGAAGGTGATTTCGTTCGTTTCGGAGAGATCTTTTACGAGATTGTGAAGCTACTCGAGCCAAAAATCCTATTCGGACAACCTGAAACAAGATTTGAAGTTGGTGCAGAGTGTATAAGAGCAAGAGACGGACTATTCAATGCGGGCTAATAACGAAATCTCACATCCATCAACCCTCGAGAACATCGATACTGCAATTTATCGATTCATCGACGAGACGCTAAGCCCTCACACGGTTACAAACGCTGGTCGAGAGAAGGTTAATGTTTTGTGGATGGGAACCGAAAGAACGTTTCAGATCAAAAACAACAAAGAGCTAAGAGATAAGGTTGGAAAGCTTCGTTTACCATTGATTACTGTTTCTAGAGCTAGTATCTCTAGAGACGATGCATTCAAAGGTTCAGTCCAAGCAGCTTATGTCGGAGACGGTGAGAGAATTGTTATCCGCAAGGTTATCCAACAAGACAAAACACAGAATTTTCAGAACGCTTCTAGGAAGCGTCAGGAAATGGGTGACGATACGGGACCTGTTTCAACAAAAAAGATTGTCTACGAGACAATTTCAATCCCAAAACCAACTTATTTGACTTGCATGTTCGAGATCAACATAAGAACAGAATATCAACAACAGATGAATCACCTTCTTCCGTTGTTCATGAATAGCATGAAAAACTATTTCATCATTGAAAACAATGGCTATCAATACGAAGCCTTTATCCAAGACGACTATGGGCTTAACAGCAATCAGGCAAATCTTGGTCAAGACGAAAGAATGTTTAATGCAAAAGTCCAGATCAAAGTCCTTGGCTACATCAACGGAAACGACCTTGAAAGCAATGAACCGCTTATCAAGAGAGAAGAGTCCATCGTTGAAGTCAAGATCTCCAGAGAGCGTGTCATCGTGGGAGATGAAAAGCCTTGGAATAAGAACGGTGAGAAATACCGAGATTTATGACTTTGGGGTTTCAGAGGACTATTTACTAGGAAAATGAATATTTAAAAAGGAGAGTTTTTAATGCCTACCAAGTTTGACTTTTTGTCTCCAGGAATTGAACTGAGAGAAATCGACCAATCAGCTGTTGCTGCAGTTCCTGAAAATGACGGAATCCTTCTAATCGGACGAGCCAAAAAAGGCCCCGCAATGAAGCCAATTAAGATTACCTCCCTAGCAGACTTCAAAGCTGTTTTCGGGAATCCAATGGACGGTGTTAAGCGCGGCGACCCATGGCGCGAAGGAAACACCGGTGGCGGTGGTTGGGCTGCATATGCTGCCGAAGCTTACCTTGCTGCTGATGTCGGTCCCGTTAAGTTTATCCGCTTGGCTGGTGTTGCTTCTGATGACGCTGCTACTGATGATAATGAAAAAGCTGGATGGTTTGTTCCAACAAACAATGACACTGCTTTAGGCACTGGAATCACTGCGGAAGAAGACATCGAAGGCGCAATTGGAATTTTCGTTGCTGAAGATAAAGCACTGATTCCTGATGCTGCAGCTGAAGGGTCAATAACCATTGTTGATGAAACCTTATTTTCAGCTGGTGACACCATTTTGGTTGAATTTGTAGGCGGATCTTATACTTTTGAAGTTGTTTCCGGTGCACCAACCGACACAGATCAAATTGAAGACACCACTTTGACTGGTGCTGGAAGTCCAACAGCCGCAGGAACCGTGATCTTCGGTGTTATTTCAGTCCACCTCATCGCTGAAGGTGCTGTTGATTTTACAATCTCAGACGAAGGCGGTGGACCTGGTGTTCCAAATGGAACTTTAACTCTTATTCAATCAACAGCAGGTTTGGATGGTAATGGAAAAGCCATTACTTCCTCTAATCTCACTGCTGCTACTGCAGTTAATTTCGCCAACGGAACAGTAATCACTCCATCATCAGAAGGTGTTCTCGCAGCAATCATTTACTCAAGCGGCTCAAACGTTACTTTGAGCGGAACTGCTCGAGATGGAACCACCTCTCTTACCGATAAGACTGCGCACGCAATCAAGCCTACTAATGGTAGTTGGAGTGCTGAATTGGACGATGGCACAAGCCAATTTGCTTTCAACTTCAACTTTGAACCAACTTCACAAAACTTTATCCGAAATGTTTTAAGCACCGACGCAACTTTATTTGGCAGTGGCTGGAACGGTCACAAAATCTTCTTGGGCGAATCCTTTGAAAACAATGTTGGTCGATTGAGCGGAAACCTTATAGCATGGACTGCTGCTCTTAAAGAAACTGGCAAGAACTTTACAGACCATCGTGTTGAACTTTCACCAGCAAAGACTGGATGGTTCATTGGATCAAAAGCATCTAACTACAAGCGCTTGTTCCGACTTGCTGCTTTGGATGAAGGTTCGGACTTCCACAAGTCTCACATCGTTCGAATCAAAGACTTGCGTAAAGCAACAACAGTTCGACCAGAAGGTTCTTTCACAATCGAGATTGCTCGTGCTGGACAACGTCCTTCTGAGTATGTCGAGAAGTTCGCAAATGTTACTTTAAACCCAGACTCTCCAAATTACATCTTAAAGAAAATCGGAGACCTCAAACAAGAGTGGAATAGCTCCACAGGCAAGATTGTTTCTACCGGTTCATTTAACAATGAATCCAACTTGATTCGTGTTGAACTTGCAGAAGGCGGAGTCAACAAGACCGACCTTCCTCTTGGTTTCTTGGGCCCAGCTGAAATTGATGCTGCAACAGTTGCTGAAGCAGACAACACAGAACAGAATGGTTTCGTTCGTGGTGCTGATTCATTGCCAGGCGGAACGGCATCGCAATTAGTCGACGGATTATTCACCGGTGACTCAATCACTGTCTCTTGGCCGACTCACCAATTAAGTGTCGCAAACTCTTCTGCAAATGCCGCAAACTATGCTCCAACTGCTTTGCACGGATTGTCTTACGAGGCTCAACGTGGAAACGAAGACTTCGCAGACATCGGAATTCTTAAGTCAGATTATGACCCGCATCTAGCATACACCGCAGCAGCAGCCGATGCTGCCTACACTTTCTCTTTGGAGCACATCGCCCAACAAGGAACGACTGCGACTTACTATCACACCAACGCTTTCGTAGTGGCTTTTGATGATTCATCAACTGGTGCTCTTGCAACTGGAATCAAGCAGTTTGCTGCTCCATTCTTTGGTGGATCTGATGGTGTTGACATTCAAATCGAAAACCCATTTAATAACACTGAACTCGCAACTGGTTATGCAAAGTATTCAATGGAATCTGCAATCTCTCAGGTTGCTGATTACTACACAAGTCGCTATGACTTGATTTCAATCCCAGGTGTTACTAACAGCTCAATCATTACTTCACTTGTTCGACAAACAGAAGAGCGTGGTGATGCATTAGCAATCATCGACATGGAAGGAATCTATGTAAGCGAGATTGATAACGGTAATGGACCTGCTGTCGGATCTGTTGCAACAATGGTTTCAACTGCTGAAGGCGGAACTGTTGCTTCATCTTATGCTGCTGCTTACTATCCAAATGTGCGTCTAGCAGACGTGTCAAGCGGCCGTGGAAGCGTTTTGATGGCTCCTCCTAGTGTTGCTGCCATTGGAGCTATCGCGAAGTCTGAGGCGCTCTCACAGCCTTGGTTTGCCCCTGCTGGATTTACTCGTGGTGGACTTGCTCCTCTAGGTGGAACTGGTGGCGCAAGCGTTGTTGGAACTCTTGAGCACTTGAGCAAAGCTGATCGTGATGACCTTTACAATGTAAACATTAACCCAATCGCTCGATTCCCTGCAACAGGTGACACTGTTATCTTTGGACAGAAGACTCTTCAACCAACTGACACTGCACTTGACCGCATCAACGTTCGTCGAATGATGATCTACTTGAAGAAGCGCATCGGTGGAATTGCAGACCAATTCTTGTTCGAACAAGGTGTTAAGGCAACTTATGACCGCTTCAAAGCGACCATCGAGCCAATCCTTTCAGAAGTTCGTTCACAATACGGAATCACAGAATACAAAGTTGTTCTTGATGAATCTACAACCACACCAGACTTGCAAGACCGTAACATCATGTATGCTAAAGTCTTCGTGAAGCCTGCAAAAGCAATCGAATACGTCGTAATCGACTTTGTCGTTACCCAAAGTGGCGTTGAATTTTAATAGACACTAATTACAGATAAATAGGAGAATTTAGATTATGTCATTTTGGACCGAAAATACAACAGAACCGAAAAGAAACTTTCGATGGCGTGTAACAATGTCAAACCTTACAAACTATGGTGTTGATACAGCAGCAGTTTGGTGGGCAAAAACAGTTGACACACCCAGCTACACAGTTACAGATGTAACTCATTCGTTTTTTGATAACGAATACAAGTTCCCAGGCCGTGTACAATGGCAAGATGTGAACATGACATTGGTTGATCCAATTTCCCCGAACGCTGTCCAGTTGACAAATCAAATTATCTTGGACTCTGGTTATTCAATCAAAGGTTCTCAAGAATTTTCTGCTAATCCAACCTCTATCACAAAGGCCGGTGCTAATGCCGCTCTTGGAAGTGTTGTTATTGATATCTTTGCTGGTAACGGTGATGTTGTTGAATCTTGGACAATGTTCAATCCATTCATAACTTCCGTTAAGTTCTCAGCTCTTGACTACACAAATGATGACATGAGAACAATTGACTTGACTTGGAAATACGACTGGGCTGGTTGTGAAAATCCATTATCTAACAATGGTGATGTGTCACAATTCCCACGTCCCGGACAAAGCTAAGGAGTCTTAGATGTCCTTCTGGACTGAAAATAGTCTTGAACCAAAGAGGTCTTACCGATTTCGCTTGGGTTCCGTCGAAGGATTGGAACTTGGTGACACCGGTAAGTCTCCTTATTGGTGGAGCGCAAAGAAGGTCGACAAGCCATCTTTTTCTGTTGCGAGCAACAAGTATCGCTTGATCAATCATGAAATCAATGTTCCCGGAATCATCTCGTGGAATGCAATCAACATGGAGATTGTCGACATTGGAAAAACTGTTACCAATCTTTTGGATCAATTTAAGTCTTTCGGCTATTCTCCAAACGAACTTGATAGTGATAAGGGCTTAGCAAAAACCAAAGGTCTTGATGAGATCGGAAACATCCGCATTGAACAAATCTCTGGTGATGGTGAAGTACTTGAGACATGGAAATTAGAGGGCGCATTCATTACGGAAATAAGATTCGGATCCCTTGACTATTCAACAGACGAGATTGTTACACTAAATCTCACAATCACATATGATTATGCTTACCTAGACTAATGGAGGATTAATGAGCAGAAATTCAGATCGGTTAGGCCTTAATAGCCAACCAGAAACAGGCGAGGCACCGCCACAAATGTTCAACCCATTGAGCTTTACAGCTCCAACAGAATTCGTTGACTTGCCATCAAAAGGAATTGGGTATTCAAAAGAGCATCCGCTTCATGGCAAAGATTCAATCGAGATCAGATACATGACAGCAAAAGATGAAGACACTCTTTCAAATCAATCTTTGATTAAAAAAGGAGTTGCTCTTGAGAGATTGCTTGAAAACATCATCATAGAGTCCGAAATCGAGCCCCTAACGCTTCTTATCGCAGATCGCAATGCAATCCTCATCCAAGCTCGTGGAACGGCTTACGGCTTTGATTACGAAGGCCGTGTGAAGTGTCCAAAGTGTGACACATCAAACACTATGATGTTTGATCTTCGTGAACCAAGAGTCACAGGTGGAATTCAACCAGATCAAGATATCGTGAGATTGTCTGATAGTGGAGTCTTCACAACGAAGCTACCATTTTCCAAGTTCAACATTGACTTCCGTCTTGCAAATGGAATCGAAGAAAGCAAGATTGCTCAAGTTTTGATCAATGACAAGAAAGAATTCTCAATCTCTGATCAATACAAAGAAATGATCCTGTCCATTGAAGGGCACTCAGATCCAGAAATAATTAACCAGTTTGTCGACAACATGCCGATGGCAGACTCAGTTCACTTTAAGATGTGCCTGAAGCACGCAACCCCTTCGGTTGACATTTCAGAAACTCTTACGTGCAAGAACTGTTCGCATGAGCAGGAGGTTCAGGTTCCATTCGGGACCGACTTTTTTTGGCCTAACTCCTAAAGCAATGGAAGGCATCTATGAAGGATTCTTTATTCTGAAACATTTCGGAGGATGGTCTTTCACGGAAATGCACTCATTACCAATCGGCTTAAGGACTTGGTTCATCGAAAGATTGAAGAAACAGTTCGAAGACGAAGCAAAAGAGATGAAGAAATCCCAGAAGCGATGAAAGTCGCTCTGGGTTTTGTTGCTTGAACTATTTAGTTCATAACACGAGGGATTGCAAATGGCTGAAGGAACAGAAGGAACAAAAGGGATGAGCATTGAGCAGCTAATAGCTGCCATCAAAGCAATGCCTGCAACAGATCAGAATAAGATCGCAAGTGAAATTGGTGATGAAAATAAAAAAGTCACCGAAGGACTGCGAAATTCCATAAAAATGTCTGAGGAGCAACTTGAAGTCTCAATAAAGCATAAAAAAGTACTAGCAGAAACTGCCGCCATCCTCAATGACACGTTCGAAGAGGCCAAGCAAAGAGTGAAAATCGCTGAAGATCAGTTGATTTTGATGGAAAAGCAGAAAATTGAAGGAATGAATGAAGACGATGCGAAGAATTTTAGTAAAGGATTGAGAGAGGCCAAAGAAGAAATAAGAAAATTCGGCACGATGAACAAAGAGGCTTTTGGTGAGAACGGAGCCATCTATGAAGAAATGCTCCAAAACTTTAAAGAACAAGTAGATCTCGAAGAAGGACTAAATGCAATACGTGGTGATGGAGTAGTCTTGGCAGATAAATTAGCAGGCTCTCTTGGAATTCAAAAGAAATACAAAGACTCAATTTTGGGAACAACCGTTTCTTTACTATCGAAACTAGGCGAGGAGGGCATCGAAGGAGAGAGAGCAAGGAAAGCAATGAAGAAATACTTGTCTGACCTATTCACCGCTAAGAACATAGCGCTCAACATCTTCAACGCAATCAAAAAGAACTCAATCGACCTATTCATGTCTTTCGACAAAGCCCAAGCATCTCTTGCAGCAGCAACTGGTCAAGGAGATAAGTTCCGAGGAACTCTCTATGAAGTTGGTCGTCAAGGAAACCTCTTCGGAGTCTCGATGGATGATGCCGGAAAAGCAATTGGTGCCTTGGTCGATCAAACATCAAACTTTACATCAATGTCAAAAGCAACTCAATCGAGCCTTGCATTGAACGTCGCAAAGATGGAGAAACTTGGAGTTGCAACCTCTGACTCTGCCGCAATTTTCCAAAACTTCAATCAAGCTCTTGGAATGACAGCAAAAGAATCCATGAATATGCAAACCGAACTTGCAATGGCAGGTGTTTCAATTGGTGTCAATGCTGGTAAGATGACGAAAGACTTTAATGCTTCTCTTTCAACCTTGATGGTTTATGGTCGAGAATCTGTTGACGTGTTCAAAGGAATTGCTGCAGCCGCCAAGGCTGCCGGTGTTGAGACATCAACGCTTCTTGGAATTGCTTCAAAGTTCGATACATTCGCCGGAGCAGCAGAGGGAGCAGGTAAGCTAAATGCATTACTTGGAACTCAACTATCAACAACCGAAATGCTGATGGCGACGGAAGATGAGCGCATAAGAATGCTTGTTGAGTCCGTTCAATCACAAGGTGTTGCATTTCAAGACATGGATCGTTTCACTCAGAAAGCAATCGCAAACTCCGTAGGAATCACCGATATGGCAGAAGCAAACCGAATCTTCGGAATGTCTCTCTCGGCTTATGATGAGAACGAAAGAAAACTAAATGCTTCAGCTAACGCTCAAAAGAAACTTGATGATGCTGTCGCAAAGACTGTTCCGGTCATGGATCAATTTAAGAAGCTTGGAGCAGAACTCGTCGTTGCTCTCGAGCCATTCTTGGAGACACTAGAAAGTGGAGCAAAATTTCTCACTGATTGGTTTAAAGATAAGTCAACAGAAGAAAAGGAGCAGATAGCATTTTGGGTTTCATTGGGCGCTGCGGTCATTCTGGCATGGCCTATTCTAAAGACTGTGATTGGAGGCTTTAAGATATTGGGTGGTCCGCTGTTGAAGCTAGTTTCACTAGGTTTGACCGGAACTGCTGCAGCTGTTACAGAGACCGGAGTTGCATCCGGTGCCGCGACTGCTCCAACAGCTTCTTTTGCTACAGCACTCGGTGGTGTGGCACTGGAATTGATGGGCCTTGGATTGGTCTTGGCGGGAATCATCGCGTCCATTGCCCTGGTCGGTTATGCCCTTGGGGCCATTTTAGAACCAATAGGTGCAGTCTTTACTTCAGTCATTACCGGAGCTATAGATTTATTTCAAATGCTTGTGGATTCAGTCATTGCTGGTGCTTCCATGATTGGAAGTGCCGTTTCATTTATGTTCGGATCAGATGAGATAGATATGCAAATAAAAGAATTAGAGACAAGAAGCGTTGAAGCTATGTCACAGATTGTAATGTCTCTAGGGTCTGATGATTCTATCATTAAGACAACTAAATCAATGGTTGACGAAATAAACAAGATAGGACAAGATGTAAAAGTAAGCTCCACAATTGAGAACTTGGCCCTAATTACAGCAGGTAAAGCAACAAGCATTACTGGAGAGCGTGTAGCAGCAAGCGCAACAAATGTCACAGCGAACGTGCAAAACTTCTTTGAAGGAATGGAGATGACATTAAATGTCGACGGAGCAAACTTCAAAGCTTATGTCGCTAAAGTAGCCAATGGAGAATCGACCTAATGAGTCTAAAGAAAACATATGTAAGCAATAAAAATGCTGAAATAAAAATAACCTCGGCGCAAGATAACAAGACATCTGTGAAGTTTGCCGCATTTCTTACTTCGCTGACTAACTCTTTTTCATCGAATTGGAGCGAAGAACAAGTCTATGGAAGAATCGATCCAATTGGAACCTTTCAAGGAACAAAGCGAAGCATAAACCTAGGTTTCGATATCATAGCTTACGATGAAGATGAAGCTAGAGAGAATATAAAAAACATCAACATGATGACAAGAATGCTTTATCCATCCTACAACGATGCAAAGGTTAAGGGTGGAACTGGGACTAATAGAAATGCATTGATTCTTTCGAAAGCTCCTTTGGTTTATATAAGATTTGGAAACCTCATTCAAGAAGATGAAGGCGACCTTCTCGGATGGATCTCAACATGGTCCGCAAACCCCGTTTTGGACATGGGAATGTTTACACCAAAAGCAGGTGAGTTTTTGCCCAAAGTCTACAACGCAACGCTCGATTTTACGCCGCAACATCGAAAGGATCTTGCATTCGACAGAGGATCAAAAGTAAATCCAAAATTTCCATATGACGGAGGTTCATAATGTCAAGATATAACAATAGAACAAAGGGAATAAACCGCAATGAACAGTGGGAGAAGACCCTTGAAGATCGAGGCGTCAAAGAGATTGAGCAATACACGACACCAAGATTTAAGAAACTAACCGAAGATGATTTAGCCCGTGTTCGCACTCGAGACTACATCTGGAAAAGTGGCGACAGGCTTTGGAGATTGGGTGCTAGAGAGCTCGGAGACGCAAGCCTATGGTGGCTTATAGCAAAGCTCAACAACAAGCCTACAGACGCATTATTCAACGCAGGAGACATTGTGAAAATACCATTGAACTTAGGAATCGCACTTGAGGTATTGGGATGAGTGAATATTTAACTCCACAAAGTAAGCGTTGGCACGCATTAGAAGCTGTAAGAAAGCTATACATGTTCAGGTCAGCTGCCGGTAATCTGAATACAGATATAGGCAACCAAATTTTGCAAAATTTGCGTGCAATTTACGATCAAAAACTAAAAATTACTGTTGAAAACTGGAAGGCTTACTACGTTGACACCAATGATTATATTGGTGGAGGCACCGGAGCAGATACGAGTGGTGGTTTTGGAATAAATTGGTTCTCCGACGTTATAGACTTGTCCGGAGAAGAGGTCGAAAAAAGATTTGATAGTGCGCTCGATGAAACTGTTTTAAGGTTGATGGTGAACACTGTTAAATATTGGAAAATCAATGACGATAATGAATTGGTGTTATCTGATGAATTTGCAACGTTTAAAAATGAAGCCTCAAAATCCAAGCTAGCAAATAGAACCATTTTGATGGCTGAAAATGGAACAATTGACAAGGTTACAACAAAAGTCATAGCAAACATTTTATCAGATTATTCGTTTGAGTCTTACAAAAGAGAGATCTCAAAAAAAATAACAAGTCTAATGCAAGACGTGTCTAAACAATACTCTTTTAAATTTGATTCAAAATTTTACAATGAATATATAGGACTTAAGCTCGTTGAACAATCAGGCAAAAAACTCTACAAACTTTCGGACACAATCTACAAAGATGGAAAATCTAAAGAGATACCAGCAGAATTTCTAGATGACAATTTTGAAATTCTGCTTTTACTACAAGAGCCAAGCACTCAACAATATCCTAATTCAATCATTCAAACCAACAATGGGGTCAGCGAAGATTTTAAAAAATCTTTACAGGAATTCAATGAGCTCGAAGGAGCTGACATTGCAAACTATCCTTTTAAGTTCTTGATTAACCCATTCACTCCCACAACATATCTAGGTGTAAACCAACAAGTGCAAGCAGATGACAATTGGCTTGTTAGGTGGTTCAAGGATGGGGGAGACGAGGAACTTACGACCAATCAGTACATAAGTCAGCTAATAGCATTAAACTATTTCAATTTCTTATCTAGCCTCGTTGTAGATATTAGAACGATCGGTCGCCTAGAAACCACCATTGGGACACAATTTCAGAAGATTTTGAACTTTGATTCTTTAAGTCAGATTTTTTCTTTTATAGTTTACGATAAAATTATCGCAGCAAAAAAATCTTTATTCGATTCAATCGCAGATAGTGTTGCGGATGATGATGACACGCCAGGGGAACTAACAGAAGAAGAAATAGAGGCTGCTTTCAAAGCACAGTTAGAAACATTCAAAGAAGGGAAGCCACCAGACTTGCCAGACACTCCTTCCGACGAAGATCTTGAAAACAGACAAAAATTCTTCAAACAATGCGCCTTGATGCTTAACATGCCATCGTTACACGCATCTTATCAAGCTAAGATTAATACAAGATACGCAAAAAAGATTCCATTTGGAGGAAGATTCACCACGCTCTACAGCAAATCCAAAGAGCAAGAGACAATGTTGTCGAGTTTAGTTTCATCTGCTAAAGAGCAACAATTGTTCGAGCTTGAAACACACAAGATTTCAAAGCTTGTTCCAAAAATAAGATTATTCAAAGTCTTTCACGATCCAACCGATGGTGAAAAAGAAGTTGAATTCATCTTTGACAGATCCTCAAACATTCGAAGCACGTTCATGGGCGACGGTGTGTTCGACAAAGGCACTGGTGTCGGTCTCAAGAACTTTTCTTTTGAGTTCAATGGGACTTCCCCTGCAACAGCAAGAAATGATATCACTGCGTCATTAACGCTATTTTTTCAATCATTCCAAGACTTCACTAGAGAGAGAACCGGCTACAACAAAAGCAAATATCGTTATGTTGATCTCATAATTCAACCCACACCAGATAAGAAAGGACAAGTTGATGGCCTTGACGTCCAATCAGATCGACAATATGAGCCTCAATTCTATAGAATTAGAGCAGACGTTGGCTATGTCTTACCCACTGTTGCTGATGGTTTCACCACGGATGAAATCACTGCTATTCAAGTCTCAAATAAATCATTCTTCCTTAATATGGTCGATCACGACATTAGCTTTGGTAAAGATGGAACCGTTGAGATAAAAATTTCTTATCGTGCTTATCTCGAATCACTTCTGAAACATCCACGACTGGACGCATTGGCTTCACCAGAACTGATCGCTAGACGCATAGCCAACGCTAGAGAACTTACAAGGCAAACAAACCTTAAGAACTGTAGCGTGGAGCAACTAAAAGAACTTCAAGTCTCTCTCGCAGCGCAAGAAACAGTTCTAATTAAGCAGTCACTATCATCTATTATAACGAGGCTTCGATCCAGAGGCGTTATCTATAACGTCCTAGTTAACAAGGGCGATAAGGATTTCTTCCTAAAGAAAGGTTTCTTTAAAACATGCAGTTTTGAAAATAGTGCTGAAGATGATGGAAGCAATGGCGTCGATGTCAAACTAGTTCTAAACTCAGATTTACCTGAAAGCTCTGATGATTTTGATTTTATAGATTCTGGTGATAGAGCTATTCAGTTTTTTTACTTTGGAGATCTTCTCTATACAGTTCTGGATTGTGTTTACGATGGGAACGACACGGTTAGAGCAGGGACTGGATTTAATAGGAACTCTATCGTTCTCGGATCTTTCGAGTTCGAACCATTCCAAACATCAGCGGCAGGTGGATCTGTCTACAATATAGCAGACATTCCTATTTCTGTTGATTTCTTTTCGAGGTGGTTTGTTGACAACGTAGTGAATCAGAAAAGTACAAGAAAGACATTTCCTGTAATGAACTTCATTCGAAGCTTATCCAACTATCTCATTAAGCCGGCATTGATTGAGAATTGTGTAAATAGAAAAATGGAAAACAAATTAAGATTTCAAACCTCGCAAATAACAGCATTCAAGACTGGTGGGACAAATCCTCTTAAAAAAGCATATGAACTAAATGAAGCACGGACGCCGGTCGCACTGGATGTCTCAAGCTTAAGAGCTGGGGCAGCACCCATTCTCCCACTCAAGGGAGGGCCAGTTAATGATGCAAACTCAAACTTTAAAGACTTTCACACTTTCGTTGTCCTAAGCGCTTTGGGCTCAAGCCTATCTTATACAGGCAATGGAACATATAAAGATGACATTGAACAAGGAAGATTCCATGTTCACGTAGGTCAAAACGCTGGAATTGTAAAGACCTTATCTTTATCAAAATCAGATCAACAATACATTCGAGAAGCTCGATTTTTTCAAAATGGAATCGACGGACTTCTTCAACTATCAGCAGTCTACGTTGCAAACATTGAAATGTTTGGGAACACCCTATTCTATCCAGGAATGGAATTCTTCTTCAATCCCTATGGAATAGGTGGTCCAGGTTTCGATCCCACCGAGGGTAGTTCAGACGCCAACAAGCTTGGAATTGGCGGATATCATACGATCACTTCTGTGAAATCATCAATATCTCCCGGAAAGTTTACCACATCAATCTCTGCACAACAATATTACTCTGGAGATGGATCAGGAAATCCGAACACTGTTAAGAAGAAAAATGCGGACAAAGAAGCTGCTGGAGATATCGCAGATTATGCTCCCGAAAATGATGATGATGGTTTTGCTGATTGCAATCAAGTGATTCTAGATGCTCAAAATTATGCATTTGAAGAGGGAACCTTAGCAGGTCGACTTGGAGAGAGCAAAAGCACAAGCGGAACAGCACCTGTAGAAACGGCAAGTGGTGATGAGACAGAAGAGACCCCTACTACCGAAGCAGTCACAACGGAGCCAGTTGAAGATCCAGAGGGAGAATCAGATAACACCAACGCGACTGCTACCAATGAAGAACTTGGGGAGTCTAGTGCGGTAGTAATTACAACTGAGAGTCAGACTGCAACTCCCGAAGTGAAGGAAACTTATGGCGGAGTTTTGAAAACAATAAAATCGAGCCAAACATCAACATCGGCATCAGGTGGACAACTCAATCAAACATTCACAGAGGAAGGGGGGAGAGTTACGGAAATGACGGACGGTACTCTTTATTTTCAAACCATCGATGGACGTGGCGCGTTTGGGGTCAAACAAAAAATCACAGATCACAGTAGGATTAGAAGACAATGACAAGGTTTAACGGAAATAATAGCTTAAAAACCAGTAGGTTAGCATTTGAAAGAGCCAAGTATAAACTTGAAGCTTTTCAAGAGGACTATCCTCACGTCTATGACTTCGGTTTTGCCGAAAGAACTTTCTATGGACGCGTCAATAGGCTACTAGAACCTGTTGTAGTTAAAGAAGAATTTCTTAAAGAAATAACTGTTGGAGATCAAGAGGTTAGCACACATAGAGCATTGAACTTTGTTGTTGACCAATTCAAAGACATGGAACTTCATTTTGCAAAAGCATGTCGTATGGGATCTATTCCAATTGATGACCCGATTCTCTCCTCTCTGAAAATAAAAAGAAGTTATGAGAATCCACTCGATGGTTTCAAGGTGACATCTGAATCTGCTATGAGCAGCATTCTTAATAATTTCATAATGAAACACAAGAGTCACATCAACAATTTTGATGACTTCACAAGAGTGTTTCTTGACTATTACATCTACTCTGATATAACCGAGACAGTAATCTTATCTGATTACATGAAGTCAGTTAATTCAAACATGTTCCAATCAGGACTTGCTCTTGACATAGCAGGTCTTGACTATTCCAATGATGCAATAAAGGAAGAGCAAATGTTCAACTCACCAGCATTCCAATACTACATGAACATAACAAAGCAATATGGATTTAGAGTCGATCAAAACAATCCAGGCGTAATAGTCTCAGACTTAGGCTCTCCAGTAACTGCTGATTATCGTAAACGTTATTTACTAACTACTGTACAATCAGTTTTCAATAATCAATACGATAAAACAGTCTTACAAGATTTAGATCTATTAGAGAAATTACTAATAGACTCTTACAATGCTTATGTTAATCTTAATCCATATAATACACATTACAAATCATGTAATAACAATACAATATCTACTATTACTAATATAAAATATCATGTATATATAAATTATAATACATTAATATTAGTATATATAAATATGAAAAACTTTTTTGAGGGTTCACCATTATCCCCATCCTCTCGGAAACAAGTTTCTCAGACTGCTCAAGGCATCGCTAAATACGACAAAGTAAAGGCAATGCTTTACATCGAAGACCAGTTTAAGGCTTTCTACAACCAAAAACAGGGCTCCTTGACTTATTTTACAAAAAGAATAAAGAATATTTGACAACCAACCTCCAGTATGTTATCTTATAGTAACCACTACAATACATTATAACATATCACGGAGGACACCGCAGATGTTTTTTCAACTTTTAGACAATAAATTTGATTGTGCAGGAACTTATTTCAATGGGCAATTCATTTGGGACAAGATTCCAAACGGTCTCACAAAGACTTGGGCTTACTCAGACCATCTTTACAACATGGACATTGATTATGCTCAATTGCTGGTAGCTGGTAAGCCGCTCAGTGCCGTTTGCCCTGATCACCTAACACAACGATGGGAGGATGCAAACAACCTTCTCAAGAGCCATTACAAGGCGATTAACACTGCACAAATTGATGTGTCAGATGTTTGCTTTTACGATCTTGTCCCAAAGAAGCACTTACGACATTACTTCGATACCAAGAACGAAATCACCGAGTGGGTGTTTGAGAATGTCGAGAAGCCTCAACACTACACTTTATTAAAACGCACACAAGCAGCCGTGAAGGAATTGAGAAAACACCCTGTTAACTTAAACTCATTCGCTGTTTACTGTCACGCTGCAGATGACATGAAAGCAAAACATCTTTACGATCAGTTTGGAGATTCTACACCATTTGTTGACTACAACATTTTTGGAACAGTTACTGGTCGCATGACAACAAAGAAGGATTCGTTTCCAATTTTGAATCTCAAGAAAGAACTTAAGAAGCACGTCAGACCAAACAACGATGCGTTTCTAGAATTAGACTTCAATGCAGCCGAAGTCAGAACAATGCTTGCCTTGCAAGACCATGAACAACCTGAGGAGGACATCCATGAGTGGAATATCAAAAACATTTTTAAACAAGAGTCTAGCCGAGAAGAAGCTAAAACAAAATTATTTGCTTGGCTCTACAACCCTGACTCCGAAACTATCCAATCGGATTTCTACGACAGAGAAAGCTTGTTGGAAAAGTATTTTGACGGAGAACAAATCAAAACACCTTTTGGCAGAACAATCACTTGTCCCATTCGCAAGGCACTCAACTACCTACTACAATCAAGCTCCTCAGACAACACTCTTGACAGATTTTGCAAGATTTCTAACTTCCTTAGGTCAACGAGATCCCATGTTGCTTTCGTTGTTCATGATAGCGTTGTCATCGACCTACACAAAGATGACAGGCGACTGATCCCAGAATTATCGGACATGTTTGGTGACACAAAACTAGGTAGGTTTAAGGTTAATTGCTCTTTGGGCAAGAACTTGGGAGACATGAGGGAATTCAAATGGTAGCAGGCGATGTTGTTGTTTTGGAAAACAATCAAACATCAGGTTATGACGACGGCGTAGTTGGCGTAATCATAAGGGTTGAGACGGTAGGTCCCCAATGTGTAATTTGTTGGGTGCTGATGCCAAACGACCTTGAAGTTCCATTTTGGCCTGAAGAACTGAGAAAAATCGATGAGAAAAGGTGACTTAATCACAATCGCTAAGAGTCCATGGGACGAGAGGTCACTCTTTGGGTACAAAAATGGAGACTTGGGAATGATATTGGAAGTCTTTCCACATCCAAACCAAATCAGTCTTCCATCAATAAGAGTTTTTATCTTTGCCTCTGAAAAGATAGTTACAATTCCAACATTATACATAGAAAGAATAGGAGAGTGAAATGATTTTAGTAGGATTAGGTGAAGCAGGAAAGAACATTGTTAAGTTATTCAAACCACACAGCAAGAATTACAAAGTTATAATTTTTGACGAAAACGAAGGTATTGATTCTCGAGAAACAGTTGAAGAATATGATGAGCACCCAATCAAGGTTACCTCTAGGGGTCTCAAATCTCACGCTGAAGGCATTTTGTTTCTTTGTGGGTCTGGTAAGGTTGCCGGAGCCTCACTGCGTGTTCTAGAAGCATTCTCGGCGTTCCAAATGAGTGTTGTCTACATTGCACCTGACCTTGAGTTCTCTTCGAAAGAAGAAAAACTTCGACATCGAGTGCACTTCAGTGTGTTGCAACAATATGCAAGATCCGGAAAGATAAAAGAAATGATTATTTTGGACAACAAGACAATGCTAAGCATGAATGGCACAGGTCCAATCTCAAACTATTACGAGAAAGTAAATTACTTCATCTACTCAACCTTGCAAAACCTGTTCTATTGCTCAAATGTTAAGCCAGACTTTGGAAAATTACACAAAACAAGCACCCACTCGAGAATCTCGACATTGTCATTGGCTAGTTTGCAAGATGCTGAAGAAAAAATGCTTTATTCACTTGACAACATTACTGAATCATGTTATTATATAAATATAGATGAAGAGGATTTAGATAATGATGAAACAGTTTTGCCAACATGTCAACAAATTGTTCGAGAGAACATTGCCAAAGAGCGAGAGTCATCATTTTCAATCTGGCGATCATCGGATCCCAACTTCTACATCACAAAACACTTTACCCACTTCATTCAGGAGTAAACATTCCCGCAAGATTCGGACTTTTAGGCGAAAAGGAAATCTTTGGTTGTAATTACTAATGAGGCCGTTGGCTGAAACATGGAGGATTACAACAATGGAAAGAAAAAGAGTGAAACGAGAGTTAAGAGAGATGCTAGAAGCAGAAGAGAGAATCTTGGAAGCATTAGCGTTGAATGAAGGAACAGAAAAGGATCAAGATTACTTGTGTTCAAAACTTTTCGAATTAGCTGATTACATCTTAGCTCTTCAAGATTATCTAGAGAGAACAAGGAAGCAATGATTAAAATAACAGACTTGGTCTACTGCTCCAATAGAAAACTGTTTGGGCAGATAGCGAGAATAAGAAGTGGCTTTGTAACAATGTTTTTTGTTACCGGAGAAAAAGTCAAAAAAAATAAAAAAGACATTTATAACGTCGATAACCAATGGAGGATGAATGGTTGATCAAATTTATTACAACATGTGGGGTAGCCAAAGCGAAGAGCACAAGGATTACTTCCAAACAATAGGAACAATTGCGAACTGGATTGGCTATGCACTAATAGGCCCGAGACACGCACCTTACACAACAGAGATTACGCCACTATCGAACATAGCGGTGCTACAAACAAAAGAAAAATTTGGCTCACCTAGAGTTTACGTCTCATTTTCAAAAGAAACACATCTACAAGACGCTAGACACTACAGACAAGTCTACAAAACAGCAATTAAGCTCTTTCCTCAATATGAGCAATCCATCAGAGATGGGATGGACTACTCAACTTACTTATTCGACACAGAAGAAGAGTTGCAAGAGTACATCAAAACCAAAATCGAATGGGCAGAAAGAGTTCGAGACAATGGCGAGACAAAAGAAGACTGGTTTGCCATAAAGATGGACTCAATTAAAGAAAATGAATCTTTTTTAAAAAAAGTTTGCCTTTTTACTTGACAAGGCATCTTAAACATGTTATATTATAAACATAACAAATGAGGAAAACAAAATGGAATTCGTAATAACAGCTTTCCTATTCTTCTTTGCCTTTACTTTATTCTGGCAATGGTTGGATGATAGAGAGTAAAAAAACTTTAAAAAAATACTTGACAAGGTATCAAAACTATGTTATATTATAATAGTCAAACAATATTCTAGGAGGAATTATGACAACAACAAATAACACAAACACTATGACCGTTTACACCGGAACTTTCGTAACACAACGCGGTGAGCAGCGAACAATGAACTTTATTCGCATTTCAGAAGCACCAGATGGGGTATTCCCTATGACCTTGCGTTCACGCAATTTACAAGCCGGCTATGAAACCGTGTGGGACATCGACCGTCAACAATACCGCACATTTAACTCCAACACTCAAGTTGGATCTATCTCGAGTTCATCTCGTGACGTAAGCATTAGATTGTTCTAAAAATACTCCAAGGTTGAAGGTTTGCCGCTACCTACCAAAAGGCGGCCTGTTTTTACCAACCTCCTTCGGTAAGGTTCGTGGTCTCCTTTCAAAAGATCTCATTGGTTAAGGTTTGCGGTCTACCTTAAAGACCGCTTTTTTTCACTTTTTGCTCGACTGTACGGTTGCAGATAACTAACGGGGGCAGGCGTTCTATAACGTTAGAATTGTGGGGTTCAAATCCCTACTCGAGCATAAAATTAATATAAATTGTCTTGGAGAGCAAATGACTTGGCACAACATGAATGAAACAGAGTTTGATGAATATAATGATGAACTCTATAATGACAAAAATAATCTAAGACAGCTTTTCTTTGAAACCGATCGCGGGTTGGTACTGGGAAGCCTAGTTGGCGAATATGAGGAACATTATATGTCCAAAATGTCTTTTGAGGACTTTCTGAAGGTGATAGAACCAGACATTATTGAACCTGTTGATTACATAGACTATCTGATAGAAAACAACTTAGGCAGAGATGCACATGAGAATGATTTCGAGTTTATGAAAGAAGTTGACTACGAAAGGTTAGACGTTTATGTTGACTACAAAAGAGGTTATGAGACAATGCTTTATATCTATGAGTTAGACTATAAAGCTTTTGGAATAAAGCCTCCTAAGAAAACAGAAAGAGATTATCTAGGTGTAAGTTACACCCAGTATCAAAATGGAGACATAACAGATTTTGAGATTTCAAGATATAAACAGAGAACAAAAAAGATTACTGTCAAGGAATGGCAACCCGTTTGACTCTAAATGTTAAAAAAAGTTTAACTTTTTACTTGACAAACCTTTTAGAACATGTTATAATATAGTATAACAAAAACGAATTACAAATGGGGACGGGATGAAAAAATAGCCTGTCTACCTTAGTGATAAAACACAATAAAATAAACAAACCATATAGGAGTAAATTATGGCTTTAAACTTAACACA